TATCAGAGTGTCGATCTGCACATTCTGAGCCTGAGCGTTACGCTTGGCGGTTTCGGCCTTTACCTTATCGTCTTCAATAGACGCCTGTTGCGCCTGAGCGTCCGCTTTTGCCTCCGCTTCTTTTTGCTGCTTATCGAAGGCGACTTCCAAGCCCTTAATCTCATAGTCCTTCAAGAGCTCTTTCACCACTTCGGCAATAAACGGAGGAACAGACGGCGCCTGCGCCAAAGGTATCGACATTTGATAGACGCTAGTTAGGATCTTGTCGCGAGTCATCTTGTCGAGCGGCAATGTCGAGCCGGCTTTAATCTTCACGTCAAACTCGCCCTGAATCTGCTTTTTATCGAACTTAATCGTCTGAGACGCCGGATCATAAATGCCCTGATTCTGAAACGCTTGAATAATCTCGGGCGGTTCTTTTCCGGTGATTCTGGCGATATAGGGAACGTCGAAGTTGTTTTTCATCTGCTTCACAAGATGGCGCGCGATGTTGGCGCAATGATTCTCAATCCGGTCTTGTTTCCGGTCGTTGCGCGCGTCTGCTCCGCCTTTAATGAGTTCGAGTTCGGATGAGGTTCGCGTCGCGGTTTTCGTCACGCCGCCCTGCATAAACTGCGACTGGCCGCGAATACGGTCGATAAGCGCGTCCAAGCGGTCAAGCAGCATAAAAAAGTCGGGAGGCATGGATCCCCAATCAAGCATTTTAAAGGCGCTTTGAATGTCGCCCGTCGTTGCCGCTTGCAAGATTGATCCTTCGATACCCTTTTCGAATTTGTCCAGTTCGGCCAGTCCCATTGAATTTTTCTTGATAAGCAGTTGTCGATTCCAGCGCTTGGCAAAGTTGAGACACATGGTAAAGAGTTTGATTTTCTCTTTCACTTGCGGTTCCCATGGCGCCACGTCCGACTGAGGATAGGGCTCGTCAGGAATGTTGTGAAAGGAAAGAAACTGAAATGGAAACTCGTCCAACCACTCGGGCCAATCCTTTGGGTCTTCCAAGTATTGATTATTAATTTCGTCGGCCAAGGTGTAGATCTTGCGCTCGTGCGCGTCCCATACTTCGTAGATGGCGGTATAGTTAAAATCCTCTTTGTAGAGGATGTTCTTCATGTACTTGATATCAATCGACGGATAAGACGATCCCGTCAAACGCTTGGCTGCTTTGGGATAATCCTTTTTTACGTCTTCGGTAGGCCGGTAGATTCTTTGGGCAAGCCAGATGTTATCCTTGGGCGGGTTTTTGCATCCGACGTTCATATACATATCGCGCCAGGAGACGCGATTGGCATAAATGGAATCTTCCGTTATGCTGAGTAAGTCGCCGGATCCCGAGGTTTTGAAATTACTTCCGACCTTATTCCAGGCGTGTCCCACAAAAAGACCGTCAACAATTTGCAGTTCAATGTCGGATTTAAGTTTGAGTTCCGCCCACAAATGATTGACGCCGGCCTCCAAGATGTAGGCGGACAAGATCGTCGCGTCTTTTTTAGCGTTCACCGCGATAAAGGGATCTTTGTAGTAGAGATTTGCTAGTGACGAATCTTTATAGGCGTACATCTCATTAATCGGCGGGACTTGAATGTTGCCGAGCACCACATCGTACTTGCCTTTAATTTCGTCTAAGAGATTCTCCCAATTGTTTTCCTGCGCGACCTGTTCACGCCAGCGCTTGGAAACGGAAATACGGTCCTGCCATTTCTGGACTTGCTGCGATTCTTTTTTATCGGAGTCTTTCACGCGGCCCTCTCATGGAAAAAGTCCTCATAGCCTCGACCCCGTTTACGCGCCTGTTGAAACGCTTCTTCCCAGGAGCCGACGGGGATGTCGGTCGCCCTCTGAGAATCCCCTGGAACGAGGAGTTCCAACTGCGAGGCAAAGGCGTCGATTTCGTCATCGTGTTTGCCGCGCGGAAATTGCAGGAGCTCCGTTTCAAGCGATTTCATCCAAGGCGCGTGAAAGACGAGTCCGTCCCGGTAGAATGGTTCAAGCGCCTTAATGCGGAACTCTTTAGTTTCGTTCGTGCTCCGTCTTAATTCAGTGATCGGAAAGTACACGCCGCGCTCGCGCATCTTTTCTTCCAACCAGGATTTAAGAGCCTTCTGATAGGCGACCGTTTCAAGGCCGATCACAGAAGGATTCCATTTCTGATAAGTCGTAAAGATGTTGTCGATTGATTCGGACACCTTCCAGTGGCCCTTCAGCGTGTCTAAGACGAAGATCTTGTAATGCTCGTCCATGCCGGAGACGTTGATCGAGAAAAAGTCAGCCGCGCTTTTTTCTGAAATGGCGGGATCAATCGTCATCGAAACAAACAAGCGCTCGGGACGCCTGTCGTAGTATTTAAAATACTCCTTCTTAAAGATCTGGTTTTGGGAATCAATGGGATCGTTCATGTATTGACTGGAGAATTCTTCGCTCGGACGCTTGCGAAGATACTCAATATAGTCGGTGCAGTGGAAATCAACCGCCTTCCAGCTTTTGGATTTGGTATCAAACTGCTTTTGGAATTTCTTGGGGAAGATGATTGTGTTGTCTTCGATGACTTTACGAACCATCACGTCGTAGTATTCGGTTTCGTTATCAATGATGTACTGATAGACGTCATCCAAATGCCAGCGCGTACCGATCACGATAATGGTTCCGCCTGGTTCAATTAAGTCGATCATAGAGCGGTAGTAGCGCTTTACTTTTTCGCGCTGCTCGGGAGTCTGGAAATTCTTTTCGCCCTGCAAGTCGTCTAAGAGAATCAGGTCATAGTGCGAAGACGTTAATTCTGCTTCCACTCCGGAAGTTCCAATCGTTGGAGCCGCCAGAGCTTTCCGTCTTTGTCGGATAACAATATCGTCTTCCCGCCAGCGTTCCGAAACAAAGTCTCCAAATAGTTTTGGAAGATCTGTTTTTTCTGTGAGGAGCTGTTTGATTTCATAGAGCATTTCCCTCGATTTGTCCCAGACTTGATTGGCGATTAAGATACGAATGTCCGGATTGCGGAGAAGCGACTGAATAGAAAAACCTTTTGTAATCATGGCCGTCTTCAAATGGCCGCGAGGCACAAGGAGAAGTTTCCGGATGCTTTTACGATTGATAAACTTCTCCATGTCGTCGTGCACCATATCCCAATCTTTAAAGCCTAAAATCTCGGTGCATAGAAAGTGAAGCGAGTCTTTACAGGCGGTGCGGACTTCTTCGATCGAGACGGAATTAGTTGCCATGCTGATGCACCAACATCGCCCATTTGTCTTTTAAGACGCGGGGGAAATCTGCATTACGCGCGTGCCAATCGGCAAGCGCCTCGTTTCTCCGATAATTCATTTGTGATGGCGTCAAGAGTTCTTGCAGCTCTTGGATTTCGGCTTTGGGGCGGCCGATGAGGGAGGTTCCTTCGGGGAAAATGGCGCCTGCCTCTCCAAGAGCCTGCATAGCTGGGACGCCTCTTGAAGCCAATACCTGAGCGACTGTGCCACCCAACTGACCCATGCCGTATCCGCCTGCGGCAATAGCCGCATTTTCGAGAAGTCTTTGGCCGAAGGGGGATTCAAGCCCTGGTTCTCCTTGTTGGGGAGGCAGTTTTTTGATGAGGGCTTCGGCGATTTTATGAGACAAGACATTAGGCAACGACGATCTCCTTGTCGTAAGAAGCGCCGACTTTGTTCCAATGGTCAAAATGCGCCTGCGTGATCTGCTTCTTAGCGTCCGGCGTGTTCCAAACGTGGCTGACCGCGCAAGCCACACAAACGCCGATTTTCATCTTGGCGCCGTTCGTCCAGGCAATTTCAACTTCGGTGTAATCGCTTGTGGGCTTTTTATGCGAACAGGCGCCGCACGTCTGCGCGATACTCTTGTCGCAGATCATGCAATGGCCGAATTCGCATCTCATGCGGCGTCCTCGTTCGACAATTCCGAATTAATGGCGGCTTGCCGGCGAAACGCCTCTTTAACGGCCTCGGGTCCAAAGTTAAAGTTGATTGTCGGACCTTTGTTTACTTCGGGACGGGATTTATCTTCTGGGCAGACGCGCTTGCCAAACTCGAGAAAAACCACTTGTTGGTCTTTAGCGAGGTGGCGTTTTCCTTCGAGGCATTCGTTACCCACTTCCCACCATTTGTATGACTCATGCCACTCGTTACGGATGTGCGACTTCATGGCGCGGTCTTGCAGCCAAGCGATGGTTTTAGGCTTGTCTAAGAAGCGTTCGGCCTCGTCTTCGGACATTCCAGCTTTACTGGCGGCTTCTCCAAGAGGTACACCCAGGCGGTAAGTGTTGAGGAAGAGATATTGCTTGCGGGTGAAATGCACAACATCGGGAAGGAGGAGAGAAGCGTCATAAACACGATTTCCGACGACAAGGACGGGTGCGCCGTCTTTCTTAGCGAGAGCCTTTATCTCGGAAGAATCCGGCGTCATAAAAAAGTCCCCACAGCCCTGCGGAGAGGGCGATGGGGAGATTGTCGCTGGGAAGCAACAAAAAAAATAGCTGGGAGCCGCATCAAATTGGTGCGTTCGCTTCCCAGCGCTTGTTAACTTTATCCGACTTGGGCTATTCTGTCAAGTGCAGCACTTACTTTTTCTTTTTTGCCTTCGGTGCGGTCCTAACCGTCTTTTTCACCGCCCTCTTTGGCTTAGGGGGAACTTCGACAACTTCCGGCACAATCGCAGTCGTAAAAACTTGAATTTCTTCGGGCTCGTCCACCACTTTCCATTCGGAAATCGCCTTCTGAGCCGTCAAAAGCTCGCGTTTGCCGTCCTCGTTTACGTGATCTTTAAGCGCCTCCAAAATGCTGAGTACAACCGTTCGGTCCATCATGGGAGAAATAAAAAGCCGAGTCCCGCGCCAAACACAATAAGCGGGAGCGGAAAACCCATCCCATAATGAATCCCAACACAAACTAAAATAATCCCCGCCGCCTTCAAAACTGTTCCTGTATTCATTGATCCTCCTTCTCGAAGTTTAGAATCCGGTCCAGATAATGATTGGTCCGGATTTGCTCTTTTAACATCTCAGCCAACATATCGAAAAACGCCTGCTCTTTGGGCTCAAGCGACTTATAAAGCTCTCCGTTCATTTACCCCACCACAAAATAAAGAAACGCCGCCCAAATGACCGTCACAACCACCGCCACCACATAAGCTTTAACAGGCAACTTCATACGATTTTGGCCACCACAACCACCGGCTCGGGATTACCTTCATACCATATCGCCTTGCAAAGGCCACGGCAGCTCTTAAAGCGCCGCGGATTCTCTTTGTCTTCCCAGCCTTCAAAAAAATTCCCCCACCTGTGCTCACAAACCACCTCAGCCATAAATCAAGTTAATCAGAGCCTCGTACACCTTCCGGCAACGGCCGCAATAGGATTGGAGCGCCTTCGACGTCAAATCAAATTCCACCCTCTCCACCCCGCCTTTCTTCAGCATCAAACATCCAATGCACCCTACACTCAACATCCGATT